CGAACAGAAGGTTTCTGGAGATTGCTACCCGGTAGAACGGATCGTCCGCAGTGACGAAGTGCCAGCGGAAACCACGGTTAAGTTCTGAGGAGATGATGATGCAGAAGACATGCGCGTACTGTCGCAAACCAATCGAGCAAGACAAAGAAGTTAAAAACGTGTTGCTCTTCATCCGCGGTGCCCAGCTGGCGCGCGAAGAACTCGATTATTGTTCCAAGCGTTGCGCTTCGTACGACCAGATGGCCCACGAAAGCTAACGTATTCCCGCGCAAGGCGGGATCTACGTCCGGTGCCACCGACCAAAGTACACCGGAATTTATACCAAAACCAAAAATACACCCAATGGGCGCTATCTCTGGCCCGGGGATCTTACATCTAAAAATGAGGATCTGACATGGAATTTTTCTACTTGGTTAAGGCCACTCAGAAGTCAGGGAAGCCTGACGCTGTAGTGTGGCTCTCCGCCAATACCCAATCACGAGCTGCGTTGCAGCTGGATGTCGCGCTGGAAGATGCTGGCATCGAAACTGGCCGCGGTAAAGACTACGCCAAGCCTGTCCGCACCGATTTCCCGGTGTTCAATGACCTGCCCGAAGAAAGCACCATCGATTACACCTGGTGCAAGCGCTACACCCTGGCCGACGACCAGCGCACCTGGAACGTGATCCCGGGCGCCGCACAGATGGCACAACCAGGCGAAGAAGTTGTTGAAGGTACTGACACCACTATCGTCGACGGCGTGGATATCGAAACTGGCGAAATCGTTGGTGATGTAAGCGGCACCGAGACGGTCTGTGATGCTCTGAGAGAGTTCCGCGAACGCAAACTCCCTGTACTGACGACCGTTGCCACCCTGCCTTTCCGTCAGCGCGTTCTGGCACAGTTCATCGCGGACAAACAGTATTTCTATCACGTCGATGAAGAGCAAAAGCAAGCCATCCTGGAGCTTGAGCTGGATGTGGATAACAGCTATGCCCAGAACCTGATCCTGGCTGCTGAGAACGTTGAGGCGTTCAAAAAAGCGTACGAACCCGACATCTGGAAAGTGGTCAACGCACTGAAAGCTATCTTCCCTGTTGAAGGAAAACGTACAGAGCTGTCTGTGATCATCCAGTTCTTTAAAGCATGGTTTAACACCGAGAGCATCGACCGCGGGATCCTGACGCGCGAATGGGCCGCCGGCAACCGCATCAGCCACGTGCAACGCACGGACGCAGGTACCAATGCCGACGGCGGGTATGTGACTGACCGCGGCGCAGATGCGCATCACACCCTGGACACCCTCGATCTGGAGATCGCCTGTGCCCTTCTGCCGATGGATTTCAACCATCAAGAAATCCCGGGCAGCATTCTCCGTCGCGCCAAAGAAATCGTGACGAACAAAGAAGATCCATGGAAATCATGGAGCAACATTCTGCGCAACCAGCCCGGCGTTCTGGCGGTTAACCGCACGGCTATTTTTAACCTGGTGCGCATCGCACCAGAGAATATTCACCTGACTCCAGTTGCACACCTCGAGTTCGTTAACCGAACTATGACGACAAATTTCAATGAAGCGACTGAGCTTATGCCTATCCGTTCGGTCAGCGAGCGGCAGGAGAGTGAGATTCCAGACGCAGCTGCTGAACCTGAGGTGCCGGTAGCACAGCCAGGCGGCGGAGTTAAGACAGATCGCTCCCCTAACTACAAACCCAGTTTGGACGGTCTCGATACTGAGATTGCATTGGCCACCCTGCCAGCGGATTTCAATATTTACGACATTCCAAGTGATGTTTTCCGCCAGGCACAAGCTATCGTCGCAGCGAATGAAAGTCCATTTAAAGAATGGTCTGAAGCTTTACGTGCAACGCCAGGCGTTCTGGATTATTCCCGTGCTGCAATTTTTGCACTGATCCGTAGCGCTCATCCTGAATATTACAAACAGCCAGGGCGTCTTGCTGGATACATCGCCGCGAACCTGATCGAAACCGACCATGAAAATCCTACAGCGGAAATGCTGGCGGCGGCACGCCACACCCCAGAAGTGAGCTGGGAAAGTGAAGTCAACCAACAATTGGCTGCTGAGCAACACGCATTGCCGAAATGGGTAGAAGCCGGTGAGCAAAAACTCGCTGATGAAGATGAAGCAGAAACGCAGACCCTGCCTAAGTGGGTGAGTGCTGCCGACAGCCAGCCGCAGGTCGCGAACCTCGGCGGCGGCGTGTTCTCTATCGATGGCCTGATGGGTGGTAATACTGACCCGGTCATCAATACCCCCTCAAACGCAGTCGAAAAAACGGAAATAGTAACGGAGACCACCAGCGATGTGCAGATGGAAGAGACTAACCCGCAGGAAGGAGAAGCTGGTGACGCGTTATCACCAGGCGAAAGCACTGATGCAGTTGATCCGCAAGCAGATGCCCTGAACCCGGCGGAGGTTCTGGCCGCGACCGCGCCGACGCTCTCATTGGCTGCTGCTGAAAACGATGAAAACTCCGACGAGTGGGAAGTTATCCAGGCAGCACCAGCACCAGCACCAGAGTATCCAGCGTACTTCGAACCGGGCCGCTATGAGGGTCTGCCAAATAATGTGTATCACGCAGCAAACGGGATCAGCAGCACCCAGGTGAAGGATGCACGTGTAAGCCTGATGTACTTCAACGCGCGCCATGTCGCCAAGACCATCCCGCGCGAAGGCTCCAAAGTGCTGGATATGGGGAACCTGGTGCATGCGCTGGCGCTGCAGCCGGAAAACCTCGATGAAGAGTTCAGCGTAGAGCCGGTGATCCCGGAAGGGGCATTCACCACCGTGGCGACCTTGCGCACCTTTATCGATGCGCATAACGCCAGCCTGCCAGCGCAGCTGAGTGCAGAAGATATCAAAGCGCTGCTGGACGAGTACAACGCCACCCTGCCCGCGCCGGTGCCTATGGGCGGCAGCCTGGAAGAAACAGCTCAGAGCTATATGACGCTGCCAGCTGAATTCCAGCGTATCGAGGCTGATCAGAAACAGACTGCTGCTGCGATGAAAGCCTGCATCAAAGAGTACAACGCCACCCTGCCCGCGCCGGTGAAAACCAGCGGCAGCCGTGATGCGCTCCTCGAGCAGCTGGCGATCATCAACCCTGACCTGGTGGCACAGGAAGCGCAGAAACCGGCACCGCTGAAAGTGTCCGGCACCAAAGCGGAAATGATCCAGGCGGTGAAGTCCGTTAAGCCGGATGCGGTATTCGCTGACGAACTGCTGGATGCGTGGCGCGAGAACCCAGGCGACAAGATTCTTGTTACCCAGCAGCAGATGCAAACGGCGCTGGCCATTCAGAAAGCACTGCACGAGCACCCGACTGCCGGCAAGCTGCTGCTGCACCCTGATCGCGCTGTTGAGACGAGCTATTTCGGCATCGATGAGGAGACCGGGCTGGAAATCCGCGTGCGCCCGGATCTGGAAATCGACATCGACGCTGTTCGCATCGGAGTTGACCTGAAAACCATCAGCATGTGTAACGTGAAACAGTCCGGCCTGCGCGCCCGTCTGCACAGGGAGATCATCGACCGCGATTATCACCTCAGCGCGGCCATGTACACGAACACCGCGGCGCTGGACCAGTTCTTCTGGATTTTCGTTAACAAAGACGAGGGCTACCACTGGATCGCCATCGTTGAGGCCAGCGAAGAACTGATTGAGCTGGGCATGCTCGAGTATCGCCAGACCATGAATCGCATCGCTAACGCTTTCGACACTGGCGTTTGGCCAGCGCCGATCACCGAAGACTACACCGACGAACTGAACGACTTCGACCTGCGCCGCCTTGAAGCGCTGCGTACTCAGGCATAAGGGGGGAAAAGAACATGACTACAGCAATTTCTACAAACGAAAACAAAACGCAATTGATCGACAACATCTCCATCTTGACCAATGGAGAGCTCTTTGACCGCCTGCGTACTCTCTCAGTCGTAATGGCAAACAGTGGCGCGTTCGTTCCTGACCACTTTCGCGGCAAGCCCGATGCCTGTATGGCAGTAGTAATGCAAGCCGCTCGATGGGGTATGGATCCTTTCGCAGTAGCGCAAAAGACCCGCATTGTTAGCGGGTCGCTGGGTTATGAAGCGCAGCTGATTAATGCGGTCATCACCAAGATGTCACCCACCAAAGACCGCCTTCATTACGACTGGTTCGGGCCTTGGGAAAAAATAATTGGCCGATTCGTAGAGAGAACAAATGGGCAAGGCAAAAAATACATTGCGCCTGGCTGGGATCTGAAGGATGAGGCCGGTGTAGGTGTGAGGGTGTGGGCAACCATGAAAGGCGAAGAAGAGCCCCGCGAGCTGGTAATCATGCTTTCTCAGGCGCAGGTTCGCAACTCGACGCTTTGGGCAAGTGACCCCCGTCAGCAACTTGCTTACCTCGCGGTAAAGCGCTGGGCTCGCCTCTACTGCCCTGACGTGATTCTCGGCGTTAACAGTGCGGATGAAGTTGAACCGCGCACAGAGAAGGAGATCAACCCAGCACCGCAGCGCGTTAACCTGGCCGATATTCCCGGTGACACTGTAACAACCACCCACATCGCGCAGGAATCCGCAACCAACATCGATGCTCTGGCAGATGATTTCAGGGATCGCATTGAGGCTGCGGAAACGCTGGAGATCGCCGCCGCCGTTGGTAATGAAATCAATGAGGCGAAAGCTGCGCTCGGAATCACGCTTTTCACCGAGCTGAAGAACAAAGCTACGCGCCGCTACCAGCTGATGAAGCACCAAAATGCGGTTGAAACAGCGATTAACTCTTTGCCCCAGTCCGGTGAGCCTGGTGCTGCCGAAGCTTTTGAGAATGCAGAGCGCGTGCTGGCGACGGCAAAACGTCACCTGGGCGATGACCTGCACGATAAGTTCAGCATCACCCTGGCAGATCTGAAACCGGAATA